CAGTACAAAGAAGGCCAAGCCAACGGCGTGATCAACAATGTCTTCGACGTCTACCCCTGGCTGCAGGCATACTTAGGCGCTTACACAATCGGTGGCGCCGGCGGCTTCCAACTCCGCGCCTTCCGAGGCTGACATGGGCCAAATCGACACCACCTTCGGTTCTATCCCGGCCTCCATCCTCGGCGACTGGGGCCAGACCATCACGTACATCAAAACCGTCACACCTCGCACCTACAACCCAACCACTGGCGCCATCACCGGCACAGATACTAATGTTTCGGTCAAGGCTGTAATCACGCGCATCAATCCACGCGAATCCGAGGGCCTGTACCAGACCACCGATCTCAAGGTGATCATTGGAGCGGCCGAGCTTGGGTCTTACTACCCCACTGAAGCCGACCGCATCCAGTACACCCAAGACAGCGTTACCCGCGAGGCCAAGATCATCGCCATCACCAGCTACCGAGGCGACAGCCCGGTGATGCACACCCTGATCGCGAGGCCCCAATAATGGCACGTAACGATTTCGGCAAACTCCTAAAAGAGCTGGATCGCGTTGCCGCTACCACGGTTTACAACGGCCCCCGCGCCGCCTCCGAGCGTGTCGTGCGCGAACTTCAAAAAGCAGGCCCCAGCTGGAGCGGCGAGTTCTCCAACTCTTGGCAAATCGCCACCCCATCTACAACTGTTCGCGGCCCCGGCACTCCAGGCGAGCCAAAAAACTTGGTTGCTCCAACACTGACAGGCCGTGAAGTCACCAAGAGCTTCTTGCTTAAGGACAGCGTCGTCTTTCGCATCACAAACTTCGCGCCCCACGCACTCGAAGCAATCGACGCCGTCGAACATGACCGTCAATACTATGCCCGCCGCAAAACCGCCGAACCACAAACTGCACTGGGACGCAGCAAATGGGAAGTAACCACACCCCGTAAAAACGTTAGCGCTCGTGGCGCAACTGGCGGCGGCGCCGAAGGTACAAACTCCAGCCGCACGGCCCCCCTTGACTGGTTCGCAACCTATGCAAGTGCAAATTTAGGACGAGCTGTGCAGTTAGAAATGGATTCTGCCCTTCGCCGGAGGTTTGCATGAACTACCAAGCAATCCGCGCCGCCGTCGAGAACCCGTTACTGACCGCTTTTAGCGCGCTGGTGCCGGCGGTCCCGGTCTACTTTGACAACATTACGGCCGTCCCACCTAACACAACCACTGAATACGTCCGGGTCAATGTTACTTTCGGCATTACCAACGAACCCACGCTTACTACTAGCGTTGATAACGCACGTGGCGCCCTTGTTATCCGCGTATTTACGGAAAAAGGTAGGGGTCCCGCCCGCAACCAAACCCTAATCACCACCGCCGTAAACGTCCTAGAAACACTTAATGCTGCCGCAAAAACATCTAGCGGCGTTTTCTTCCGCCTTGGCGAAATAAACGGACCAACATTTTCTGCAACTGACGACGCCCCACATTTCGTGGGTCGCATCGACACAAGCTGGGTAGCAACAGTCCTGAGCTAAAGACTGTTGCTATTCTTGTAAGAGCCGGGCAGTGTCCCGCCCCACTGCATATCCATCTGGTACGCCCCTATGGCCACCACCGTTCTGTCCGGCACGTCCGGCGCCCTTTACTACAAGCCCGCTGGCACCACCGGTACGTTCGGTGAGACCAACGTCAATGCTTCGACCAACACCATGACGGTTCAGACTTTTCTGAACCTCAAAGCTGGTGATCCCGTCAAATTCAGCGTGATCAACAGCCAAACCGGCGGCACCGGCACCGGTACACTGCCCGACCCTCTGGTCGCTGGCACTACGTATTACGTCAACACCTACACCGCTTCAACCGGTGCGTTGATTGTTTCCGCCACTCTCGGTGGTGTCGCCGTCGACCTGACTGACGACGGTACTGCCGTTGCCCCCAACGAGTTCCAAGTCGAGTACGCCGACTTTGCCGTTGTCGGCCAAGTCCGCGACTGGAGCTTCGAGATCAGCCGCGCCGAGATCGACGTCACCACGATCGGCCAAACCCCTGGCCAATACGTGCCCTTCCGCACCTACATCAGCGGCTTCGGCGATGGCACCGGCACCGCCACGGTCTACATGACCAACGAGGACGCCGCCCTGTCCAACCGGATGATCCAAGACGTCCTGCAGCGCCAGCAAGACGGTGCAGCTTTCAAGCTGTACACCGACCGCGTCTTCAGCGGCGGCACCCTGAGCGACACCCTTAGCCGCTCGATTTCGTTCAACGCTGTGCTGACCTCGGCCAGCCTGAACATCAACCCCGACGACGCCCAGTCCGTCACCGTCAACTTCCGCCCAGCTGGTACCCCGACCTTCGACTTCTCCCAATCCTGATAACCTAGTTTCGGGTAAATCGTGGCAAGCCCCGCATTACCAGCGGGGTTTTTTCATGCTTAATCCGCTACAGTAGAAAAACAGCAGCACGGTGTTATGCCTGCCTCCATCCCCGTTCGGGCAATCGACCGCCTCCGCAAGGCTGCCAACCTGGAGCCAACCAAGAAAGAAGTCGAGTTGTCCGATGGCAGCGTTTTCGAGATGTGGGTCAGCCCGCTGACCATGGCCGAACGCGAACGCGCCCAAAAAAACGCCAAGTCGGACGATGCCGGGGCCTTCGCTCTGCAGTTGCTAATCACCAAGGCTTGCGACGAAAGCGGCCAAAAGCTGTTTGCGACTGGTGAAATCGACGTCCTGAAGAACGAAGTCAAAGACGCCGACCTGCAAAAGCTCATGCTGGCGATCATCACGGACGACGCCGAGCCAATCGACCCCAAGAATTAGCCAAGGAGATCCGCCAGGACAACTGGCTCATGCTCCAGTTCGGCGTCGCAAAAGAACTGGGACTCAGCCTTGAGCAAGTCCGCACGACAATGACCGCCGAAGAACTCCTTGGCTGGAGCGCTTACTTCCAGATCCTGAACGAGGACCAACAAAAGGAGCTGGACAAAGCCAAACGCCGCCGCTAGTCCCGGCGGCATTTTTCTGCCGTAAACTGAAGTACCAGTTAGTAGCGGCGCCGTGGCTTACAGAGCCGACATCGAAATTGCCGTTCGTGGCGCACAAGAACTTAAGCGTTTAGGCGATCAAATAAACGCAACTTCTAAACTTGTAGATGGTCTTAACAACTACCTTGAAAATATCGGAACAGGTGGTGTAGTTCGTAACATAAATAATCTGCAGCAAGTAGTTAGTGACGCAGCAGCAGCACTAAACGAAGCCGCCCTAGGTACCAAAGAAGCAACCCTTGCAGCTCAAAATTACGTAGCTGCTACATCAAGTCTTAATAGCGGCTTACGTGAAAAGCTACAACTACTTAAGCAAGTAAACGAAGCAGAGCGCCAGCAACGCCTATCTTCAGCTGGTATCCGCGAAACAACGCAATTCGGCGAGCCTATCGGACCGGGCCAAGCAAGCCCTGTTGCTTTGTCCAGCCAACTTCGTGGACGTACAGAACAGATTCTGGCAGAGCGTAAGGGCGCCGCAGAGCTTACAGCAGTTTTACAAGATCTGAATGAGCAGCAACGCCAGCTAGAAAACTCAAAACTGGATGCAAAGGCAACTCGTATACAGCAAGAGTTAGACCAACAAGCAGCCGCAGCAACTGAAACAGCTACACAAATAGATAAGTTAAGTCAGCGTCAGGCTGAATTTACTACCCGAACAGATGCAGCAGCCGCAGCTGCACGACGGCAAACGGCCGAGTTTTACAGACAACAGCGTCTTTTGCGCCAAGCGCAGACAGGTTTCTCTGCCTCTACCGTTGAGCAAGGACCTGGTGGTCTAGGTTTTAGCGGGGGTTTCACCCCGGCACAGCGACAGCAAGCTAACGAAGATGCTATTTTACGCTCACGTCAGGAGCAAAATAAAGCGCGTCGCCAAAGTTTAGAATTAGCAACAAGAGAACAACTTTTTGAGTTAAAACTAGAACGCGTTTTGGAGAGAAATGCGTCTTCACTCCAACAACGAGCAAAGATTCGAGAAGCTACAGGGAACGCAATTATTGGTGGGGCGTTTCCTCTGCTGTTCGGTCAAGGTGTCGGAGCAGCAGCAGGCGGTGGTATCGGTGGTTTTGCCGGAGGTTTAGCTGGCGGACAGTTCGGGTTTGGCTTGTCGTTGGTAGGCACAGCACTAGGTTCTACGTTCGATCAAGCCGCTCAAAAGTCAGCCGATTTTGCTCGTGCTCTGCGAGGAAACGGCGATGCTGTACAAAGTTTGGAAGCCTTAGTCGGAAGCCTTGATTCCACAACTAAAAATTACATAAGTAATCTTCAGGCAAGTGGTCAAATCGCTGCGACCGCAGATGCTTCGTTTAAAGCGTTAAGCGATACAGTTGGGCGCGAAAACGCAAAAGCCTTGAAGGATGCAGGAGAAGGCTGGAGCGGTTTTGGTAAAACAGTAACAGCTACACTCACAACAATCACAGCAGAAGTAATTCGTACCTTTAAAGAAGTAGAAAAAGCTAGCCCGCAAAGAGGCGGTTTTTCCATCGCAAGTTTTATCGGCCGCTTAGCGTTACAAGGTGAACAACGGGCCCAAACTACACCCGCTCTAACTCCAGAAGCCCAGCAACGTGTCAACATTCTGCAAAAAGAAACTGATATTTTACGCACGCAGACGTCTATTTCTTCGCTATCTTTAAGAAGTAATATAGACCAATTTGTAGCCATAAGTAAAAGATTGCTTGTTCAAGAAAGACTTAAAAAAGAAGCGGAAATTGAGTTCCAGGCAAAACAAGGTTCTTTGACAGCACAAGAACGTTTACTGGCTTTGCAGGGTGCTCAGCTAACGCAACAAGCTGCCTTTAACCAGCTGGAACGTCAACGCGCTGAAGAACTGGCACGACGTCAAGAAGAAGCTGCCCGTACAGCAGAGCAACAGATACAAGCTCGTCTTACGGCATCAAAAAGTATTTTTGATGAACAGCTAAAGCTGATTGACATCAACATTCGCGAGCAAGAATTTGCGGGAGGTCAGGAAGCTGCTTTGCGCCGCTCGCTTCAATTTTCTGAAGCTCGCGCTCGACTTGTCGAGCAGTCCTTAAGCGACGAACGAGATCTGGCTTTAGCCGAGGCAGCCAAAAACGGTACGACAGCCGAAACACTGCGTCTCTTTAATTTGAAACTTAAGATTGCTCAGTACGACTTAAATCTACAAGATGCT